AGAGGAAGCTACCTCTACCGCGGGCGCGGGCGCACAAACCTTTGATGGCAGCGGTAAAGATATTACCCTTACCGCCACCACGGATGACAACACGGTTTCCATTATCGAAATCCGTACCGAGGAATGCGATGTTGCTAACAACTACGATTGCATTAATGTTGAATTGACACCAGCCGGTCAAGCGTCGGACATCTTCAGCGTTCTGGTTTTGGGTCTGGAGCCTCGCTTCAAGCCTGTACCGACTACATTGGTAGATTCGGTAACTGACTAAGCTTATTGGTGCTGTAAAGCGCGTTATACCTTCCTTTCCCGGTGGGGTGGTGTTATAATGACATCACCCCATTTCGGTTCTATGAAAGGAAGGCGAAAGGGAAATGTGGATAAAATTAATAGCGACCAAACGAATTTTAGAGAGCGGTAAAGAAGTACAAAGAAATCCCGGTGATTGTGTAAATGTTGGCAAACAAGAGGCTTTGTTATGGATTAGCAGAGGTGAAGCTAAAACCATAGATAATTCCCAATATGCTGAATTTGGCATATCTGAAGGTTCGGGGGCGTTGGTTATCGGCGATGAAAATAAAGGGCGGAAAACATTGGAGCCAATTAAAACCGAGATTGAAATAGTTTATGGAACCTACAATCTGCCATTCAAATATAACGTTATCTGGAATACTGATTTGCCGTTGATGGTAGATAAGATTTGCATCGGATTAATGATGTTGCAAACCTGGGATATGGCTATCCCGTTATTCGATTACAACACATTGGCGGAGGCGGTTGGCAGCGATTTGGAGCGCAATAAGACGAAGGATATTATCCGCGATTTGCGCGTGCCTATGTATGACACTCGTCTGATGTTTATAAGGACAACTCGCGAAACGCAATATCTTATTGAGTCATGGACTGATGAAATGCGCAATGGGGCGGATGAGAAGCTATCATTCCTGAGAAATCTGTATAAGATAAAGCCGTTGATATTGGCATTACCGATAAGCTGGACGCATTCAGATGTCAGATAATCGCGGCGCGGTCTATATTGCGATTGGGGATAAGGCAGTCGAAGAGGCGCGGATGAGCGCCGAGTCATTAAAGAAATACAACAATATCGAGATTGAATTATTGCTTGATGATGGATTTTACGAAAATGATTTTCAGAAGTCGCGTCACCTCAAAACCATGCTTCCCGTAATAACTGGTTTTGACCAATTCGTCTACATCGACGCGGATACGCGCATACGCGGGAGCCTACAACACGGCTTTGATATTCTCGATGACGGTTGGGAAATGGCCATAACCGCTTCCGATAACCAGGAGCGCGATTGGTGTTGGCACGTTGGAGAAGATGAGCGCGAACAAACCATGCTGGATTATTGCTGCCAGCCTGTCCAGCTGCAAGCCGGTGTGATGTTCGTCAGGAAATGCGAGAATACCCATAGGCTATTCGAGGCATGGCGTGAAGAATGGTTGAGGTGGCAAGATCAAGATCAAGCGGCATTGTTGCGCGCCTTGAAAAGGGCGCCGGTAAAATTATGGATATTAGGTAAGGATTATAACGGGGGCAGATTAGTAAGTCATTTGTATGGAAAGTTGAGGAATAAATGACTTGGGTTATTAAATTCCGCGATGGATATCTCCACTGTGATTATGATAATGGATATGTTTATCATGATCACGATATCTATAAAAAATATTTGGCTAAATTTAGAAGCAAAATAAGTGCCCAAGAATATATTGATAAAACTTATCCCAATCCACGTTTGGTTTATTATGAAGTAGTAAATATAAATATTAATGAAATGTTGAGGAATGGATGATAAATGCAAGCAGATTATTGAATAACACATATTCAGAAATCGGGAAAATTATTTGCACTGAAAAATATAACGATGACGGAAGTGTAGAATCTATATCTGCCGAATGGGAAGGCAATCGCGTTTGCCTTGTTTCGATGCGTTTGATCGATTCGGCAAATGAAAATTATCTTAGGCGCGAAGGCAAGAGAATAATAGTTTGTCAATTCAATTTATTCATAATTGATCAATTATTATTGTGGGATGATTGCCTTTGTATAGATACGAATTATCCGTTTTGGTATTTGGTAGTTATTAATTACCGAGTATTGAAATCATTAAGATACTTTGGGTATTGGATTATTTGGCGATTAACTAAAATCGGACTGGGCAAACTTGAGGAAGGCGCTTATCCTCATTGGAGTAATATTTATTTATTCAATTGGATTGCCAAATTATATGGAAAGTTGAGGAGTAATAAATGAACAGTTCAATAAATTTTATCGATGGTAAATTATCTATCGATGAAAATCAATGTAGATCATTTGCTGTGGCTGAATTAATCATACGTCACAGTCAAGAGTTCGAAGAAATATTAAATAAAACCAGGATTGACGCATATGAACGCGAGAAAGCCAAAGCGATTGCACTTGGAATAAAAGTCATGGAGGTAAAATAAATGGCAGGAAAACCGAGAAATAAACCATCGATACAAGAACAGATCGAGAATGCGAAAGAGGGAGAAATGATAGAAATATCATCGGGAACATATATTAGTGGAGCGACAATTCCTAGCGGTGTCGTTGTCGAGGATAATATAAGCAAAATTGATGCCAAGGTTATCGAATTGCGTCGTAGAACACCGGAGGAAATGGAAGCGCAATTTATATTGGCAATCTCGGAACTCGTAATAGCTAAAAAAGCCCTCGACCGCATTTCAGTAATCCACGATCATGTCGGAAGTTGCTCAAAGAATTGCCCGGCGCTAATTGCAAAAGAGGCGTTGAGGAAGATAAGAGGATGAGACTTTTAAAGCGCATCGTTTCAAGGTTGCTATTCGAATTCCAGTGGTGGTATTCATATCGTTTCGCTGGTAATTCGAAGATGTTGCCAATTCCGAATAAAAGATTGCGGAATCTATTTTTGAGATTATGTAACTGGTCAAGGAATTGAATAATGGACAATAACGATTATGATGATTTTGAAAATTCAGAAGAGTATAAAAATACTTTCGTTTATAGTGTCCGTAGTTTTAACAGCGCCTTTACCAATTTAGTTGAAACTATAAAGTATGAGTTCTCTTCTTGCTTGCGCAAAATCATTTATGACACGACCTACTTTAATAGCATTGGCTATGTTTACAAGCGCAATAGATTCACTGGAAGAAAAACACTGAGAAAATTATCGGCGCTGGAAAGAGTTGGAGTCTCATTTTCTCCAGAACTTGAACAGCAAATAAAAGACCTTGTTGATGGTTCTATAAAATTAACTACTACCATAGAGAATCCATTCAAACCTTTACCGATAGAAGCTATTGAAAAACTAAATTCAATACCTAAAGAAAACATGAGTTTAATAGAGGCTCAAAAACTTATTTGCGAGGCTCTGAATCCTCCGTTTTTTCCGGAAGAAGAAATAAAGTAAGCATGAAAGTCCACATCATTTCCCCTGACCTTGGTCAAGATCGCATACTTCCCCGCCTGGCTAAACTGCTCGCCGATGGTACGGGCTGGTCTCTATCCGATAAACCGTGGAATGGCGCCAACCTGAATTACTTCATCGTATACATTGACTACGCTCAGAACTTCTCAGATTGGCGCAAGACTAAATTGGCAGCATACTTCAGCCACTTCGAGCCGGATGTATCCTATAAAAAATTCTGGTGGGAAACCGCCGAGCCATTGATAGACATAAAGACATACACCGCGGATCAATATGGCGCGATATTGAGCGGCGAAAAGATGAAGGTCACTCCGCCAATTGATAACGAATTGTTTTGCATCAAGGATAAACCAACGCATGATAGAATAACGGTCGGTGTAAGCGGCTTCGTTGATAGGCGTACCCAGCGCAAGGGGGAAAGGTTATTGGCGAACCTGGCTTATGAATATGACGGACAAATAGAATTCGTTGCATCGGGCGACGGGTGGCCTGTAAGACACATAAACCGAACATTTGAAGGATTACCAGCGTTCTATAATTCGCTTGATTATTATTTATGTACTAGCTTGATTGAAGGAATACCCGTTCCACCGCTTGAGGCGCTTGCCTGTGGAATACCGATTATCATCCCGCGCGGTGTAGGCATGTTGGATGAATTGCCAGATATCAACGGCATTTACCGCTTCAATTGCGGCGATGTCGAGGATCTCAAACGCGTCACGCGCGAAGCGGTCAAGGACGTTGGCAAACATGACCGGGAGGAACTACGCGGGGCGGTTTCAAAATATACACCTGAGGCATGGATAGAATCGCATATGGCAGGATTTGAAAAGAAGTTCGGCGAAAAAACTACCAGAACAAGAGCCTCAACCGGTGAAACGCATCTCGAAAGCGATAGGCATGGTGGACGCGGCGTTTATTATGTGGCTTATGGCGATCCTGCCCGCAAATGCGCCAAAGCCGCTATTGAGAGTTTCAAGGGTCATATGAGGGATATTCCGGTTGCGCTTGTTTCCGATAAACCCCTTGGAGTTGAGGATATATTCATCGAAGCCGATGATGAAGATATAGGCGCTCGAAGTGTGAAAACAAAGATATACGATCTTGCGCCGAAAGAATGGCAATTCGTTTTGTATCTCGATGCGGACACAGACGTTATTGCCGATATTTCGTTTCTTTATCAGGTTCTTGAAGATGGATGGGATATGGTTATCTGTAAAAATCCCGGGCGCTTCCATACTGCTCGTGAAATGGTGCGCTCAGATAATAAAGACGAATGCGAACTGACTTTCAAGCAAATAGGCACCGATGAACTGATTCAATTAAATGGTGGCGTATTTGCTTTTCAAAGGAATAAACGTACAAAAGCATTCTTTACCGCGTGGCATGAAGAATGGGCAAAGTATGGGAAAAGAGACCAGGCGGCATTACTCAGGGCGTTATTTATGCATCCCTTGAAGCTGTACGTTTTGGGTAACCAATGGAATACAATCACGCGGTACGATGACGCAAGTATATCGGCTGGAATTTTGCATTATCCCATGACGGCGCGAAGATGGCGAGGTGTTGTTCATGCACGCTCAGACGATCCCGCGGCGTGGGAAATGGTAAAGGAATTCGAGAAATCGCAGAAATAGGAATATAATAAGATTATGCCACTAAGTAAATCCACCCTCAAAGCATCCCTCGCAGCCCTCAATCGTGAATTCGATTGGCTGAGAAATTGTTACGATAATCCCATTCCCGATTATCCCCAGGTCAAAGAGAGCTATAAAAAGCGTCTGTTCGGATGTTGGGGCGCGATAAGAGAAGTCGAGAAGGAATTAGGGAATGACATCAGTGATCATCCATTGATTGAGAAGATAGCAAAGGAAAGCACTGGTATCAAGTTCAATGGGGAATTAATTACAACAGATGAACAGATAAAGCAAATGGAAAATATGTCATTGAATGATATTGAAAACGCCGTCAAGCTTGAATCGCAGGAGCGCGATAAAAGATGAAACATCTACGCAATTTATTTTATCTATATTTCGTTTTGCCAATTTGGAATCCCATTAAGGAATTGATTGGGATTGAATCAGATCAAGAAATTATCAAAAAAATAAAATATATTTTTGGAATTCCAACGGATTTATTTTGATGAAACCCCTCCGCGTTGCCCTCATAATTAAACCAAACTGTTCTCAACCAGGCGAAGGCAGAAACATGGGATATTTCAGTTACGCCGTACCTGAATTTACCTGGCACTCCTTCTCGCCTGGAAGTGGTAACGTCGACCTTCGCCCCTTCAAAGACTTTGACCTTATCTACCATGAGGATGGCGGCAATTGGGGCGAATATATCCGCGATGTTCACACTCCACCAGTCATTTATATGTCCATTGATAGCACACTCAGCGACCAGCACTATTCTGAGCGGTTGAAACAAGGCAGCATGGCGGATATGATCCTGGTTGACCATGATAAACTCGAACGCTTTAAGGTTGGCAAGAAACCGGTAAGGCGGCTAAACTATTGCGTGAATGATCACCTATTCAAGCCGTTGGAGAAAACCATCGACGTGAATTTTCACTGTGGAAGCGGGGCGCGCAAAGGATACCCTGGCGGCAACGAGCGAAATGAATTGAGAGCGCAATTAGACGGTATTTGCAAGGAATTAGGATTGTCATACGTAAGCGGCGTTCTTGGATTACCAGAATATGCCGAGGCAATGGGGCGCTCAAAAGTTGTGGTGAATTTACCACGAACGCCAATAAACAGACCTCACCGCGTGTTTGATGCAATGGCGGCGGGAGCGTGTTTATTGACAGCGCCGATACCTTATATTATCGAAGATAAATTATTTGGAAATGAATTCAAATATTTTGACCAAAAAGTCTATGATGATTTGGAACCTGTGTTATGGGGATTATTTAAGGGTTCTGGGTTGTGGACAATTTATTCAGAAAAAGGTTACAACACGGTTATGGATTATCACACCTGGTCAATCCGGGCGCAACAACTGAGGCAGATATTGAGTGAGGAGTTAGGATTATGAATTTTGATATAACGATTATCTCAGCAATGATAGTGGGTTTTATCATGGGTTATACCGTTGCGATGATTATTGGAGTTGCCATAATAAAACAGCTTGAGCATGAAATCAAAGATATCAAACGACAATATTTGGATTTAGCAATAGCAATAACTCATCCCGTTCCAGATGGCCCTCTAAAATCAGATTGGGAAGATGTGATAAAAATGATAAACAATGAATCAAAACGAAAATGAACATGAATAAACTACGCCTCGATATTGTATCAGCCACCCTCAAAAGCGGTGAGGGTCATATACCATCCGCCTTCTCTATTCTTGATATCCTATGGGTTCTATACGACAGAGTACTAACTTCACGCGACCATTTCATTTTGAGTAAAGGGCACGGCGCGCTTGCTTTGTACGCCGTATTGGTTGAGAAAGGCAAAATAAGCAGGTCTGATTTTGAGAATTTCGGAATGCCTGGCAGCAAATTGGGCGGTCATCCAGATTGTACGGTATTGCCGTTTGTTGAAGCATCAACGGGTTCGCTAGGACATGGATTAGCTATCGGTTGCGGCATGGCGTTGGCGCATAAGATCAACAATCAAAGCGGGCGGATATACGTCCTTGTTGGCGACGGCGAATGCCAGGAAGGTTCTATTTGGGAGGCATCGAGATTGATAAATGAACTCAGTTTGAACGTGACCATGATGATTGATTACAACAAAACTCATCCAGACGAGAATTTATTGGATAAGCTGCTTGCATTTGGATGGTTTACGAGAACGGCTAAAGGACACGATCACGATGAAATATATAAGGCATTTTATATGCCGATCGGTCCAATGGCGATTGTGTTCAATACCGTAAAGGGGAAGGGTTGCAAGACGTTTGAGGATAGCCCGAATGAGTGGCATAGACGCGTGCCAAAAGGTGATGAATTGGAGAAGATAAAGCAAGAAATAGGATGTTGGTGATTTATGCGTAAACAATTCGTAGAAACAGTAAAATCAATCATGGCAACCGACCCGCGTGTCGTTGTCATCCTTGGCGATATCGGGGAATATTCATTTCAGGATGTGTTTCATGCCTATCCCAACAGAATTTATAACGTCGGGATAAACGAACAAGCAATGATATCTATGGCGGCTGGATTGGCGAAAGAGGGATTTATTCCTATCGTTCATACGATATCCCCATTCCTGGTTGAGCGTGCCTACGAACAGATCAAGATCGATATTGGATACCAAAAGCGCAAAGTTATTCTGGTTGGTTGCGGCGGATCGTATGATTACGCGGCTTACGGTTCCACTCATCATTCGCCCGCGGATGTGGCATTGATGTATAACGTGCCTGGGATACAGATTTGCATACCAGGTCATCCGATTGAGTTAGACATCATGCTGAAAGAAGCGGTAGAGGACAATGAGGCTTACTATATTAGGTTGGGGGAGGAAAAGAATAGAAACCCAAATAGAAATTACGACATATTTTGGAAATCGGATTTAAAACAATGCGATCATTTGATAATATGCGTTGGAAATATACTAAATAAAGCATGTTATCCGTGGTCTGATGTTTTATACATCAATAAATTGACTCCGTTTGATAAAAATTTATTTTCCGGATTTAGTTGCCCTAAAAATAGAATTGTTATAGTCGAACCTTATTACCCCGTTCTGTGCAATGAAGTCATTAAGGCAATAGATCACCCCGTCCGCATTCTAAACATCGGCGTTCCCCGCCAATTTATTCACCAATACGGTAAAATATCGGATATCGATCAAGTTACCGGTCTATCTGTTGCCGGGATAAGAAAACAGATCGAGGAGTTTCTAAATGGAAATAATTCGTGAAATAGCAGTTGATATTAATGTCAACGTTGATATGAGCCCGCTCGACGGGAAAGTTATTTTGGTTACCGGCGCTTCTGGATTGCTAGGAACTCATATCGTTTCGGCCCTACAGGTTGCCCGCGATGACTTTGATTTAAACATCGAACTCCATGCCCAGGTCAAAAGCGAATTAAATATAAGCACGGGCGGCGATAAATATCCTTCGACCGTTGTCCATTATGCCAACCTTGCTAATGCTCATGACTGCGAAAAACTACCTATGGCGGATGTGATAATCAGCGCCGCGGCTTATGCACAACCGTTGCGCTTCTTATCTGAGCCGCTTATGGCTTTGCGCGCTTCAACTTATGGGCTAATGAACTTGCTTGAAAAGTGCAATGTTGGCGGGCGATTCTTGTATATCTCATCGTCTGAGGTTTATTGTGATAGTCCAGCAGCCCCGCCGTACCGTGAACAAGATACCGGATCGATATCACCTTATCACCCGCGCGCGTGCTACATTGAGGGAAAGCGATTTGGCGAGGCGATTACTTATCTTTATCGCAACCGCGGTATTTCAACCGTTGCGGTGAGACCCGGTATCACTTATGGCCCCGGATTGAAACGCGGCGACCGTCGATCGTGGGCACAATTCATCGAGCAAGCCTTGACCAAAGGCGAAATAAATATGCTGGACGCGGGCAACGTCAAGCGCACTTTCTGCTACATGACTGACGGAATGGAAATGCTTTTCAATGTTCTGCTTTATGGCACTCAAAAGGTCTACAATATGTCGGGCAAATCCAGTCTGTCAATCTTCGAATTAGCCGAGAAGATTGGAGAGATTGCTCACGTTTCGGTAATCGTTCCTGAAGATGATAGCGGCGGCGTAGCTGGTACGCCTGAGGATTTGCAGCTCTGCATGGATTTGATTGAGAGCGAATTCCCGAAAAGCGAATGGGTCGGGATGGATGAAGGATTGACGCAAACTATTCAATGGTCAAGGGAGAATTTGTACAAATGATAAAAGAGACTATTTCAATTGACGATGCTATAAATCTTCTAAACGAGATGATATCACTTGATAAACCAGCAGTAGCAGCTTTGTTAGCGAATAGAATACCGTGCAATGAATTGGTTGCCAGCCATGAAAGTATTCAAGTCCATAAACAGCATGGCGGTTACTGGGTAGGTTTGATTGGCGTGATAAACGGGATATTTGGGTTTGATGAAGATGGCTGGGGCCCAATAGCATATTCATTTGATAGCAACGGTGACCTGATTAGATTTTTAAGAACAACGAAACACGACAAAAAAGGCGGGGATAAATGATTGACCTCAGCATAGTATTTGGGACTTATAACCGTCTGGATTTATTAAGGAATACCCTAATTAGTGTATTTCACGAAATCAGAAAAATGAAATGTGAAATAATCGTTATTAATAGCGATGAGCCAGATCAGCCTTCTTGGAGCTTCAAATTATTCAAAGATGTGGTTATGCAATGGAATGATAAAAGTCTTGGATGCGTGAGCGCATACAATAAAGGATTTAATAGAGCTTGGAATAGTAAATACGTCGCCTTTCTCAACGATGACGTTACTATAGAAAATAGCGCACTCACTCAATGTATGGATATGCTGGACAATAATCCGGACATCGGCATGGTTGCTATCCCATACGAAAACCCTGGCAGACCTCGCCAAGTGGCTTATTGCAATGCTGGTAATCCATCAAAGAAATATCTCTTTGCCTGTTTTGGTGTATTACGCCGAGAATTAGGCGAACGCGCTGGATGGTTCGACGGCTTCTATCACTATTGTGGTGATAGCCACCTTGCCATGTCGATATGGAAAATGGGATACCGCGTGGAGGAGTTGAGGACAGGCGGATACATCAAACATTATGACGCACCTTCGCCGGTCAAGGATAACGATCCTGCCATAAAAGGTAAGATCAAGAATGATTGGCGTTTATGGGGCGAGAAGTGGGGCAGTTGGAATCATGTGATCGATAGCCGCAACGAGAAGGATTTGGTTGAGGCTAATTTGCAAATAGAAAAAGAAATGCCGGAGGAATGATGGATAATAAAGAAATAAGATGCGAGAATTGTTTATTTGGGGATATGCAGTGGAATATAGGTGGTTATTGCCGTAGATATCCACCAAAAGCATTTACTGATTTTAAGCATAGCGATAACATAGTTTTTTTATCGCCTCAAATTAATGGAGGTGACTTTTGCGGTGAATTCAAACCGAAAAATAAACCGAATGAAAAGATATTAGCCGAGGGTGGGACATTGAGGAATTGAATCAATGAAAATAATACTCAATAATCCCAAAGAAGGCGATGAAAGAATTATCAAGAAATTTGCGTTTTTTCCAATATCAATCAAAGACAATACAAAAACCTATATCAGATGGCTTGTTTTTTGTACGATAAAACAAAAATATTATAGCTTTATTAGTTGGGATGATGATGGAATTCCAGAATCTGGATGGGTTGACATGGAATTTTTAGGTGATTAATATGGATGATCAAACAGGTCTAAACCGTGAACTTGCCTTGGAGCTTCGTGATAAATATTCCCTTCAATACTTCATCGAAACCGGTACTTATCGCGGCGAGTCTGCTTTATGGGCAATGGATAATTTCAAGAATATCATTACCATCGAAAAGGATCCTCGACGTTTTCAAAAGATCGCAGGTCAACTTACCAGGCGCGAGAATGTCAAATTCTTATTGGGCGACTCGCGCCAATTGCTTTTTACTGCCTTGCGCGACGTGACTACACCGGCGCTAATTTACCTGGATGCTCATCTATCCGGGTATACCAAAGAGGGTTGGATAAACGATGATCAATGCCCATTGAAAGAGGAATTGCTTGCTATTCGTCAAATAAGAATAGGGCATGTCGTTATCATCGATGACGCAAAATGGTTTATTGGAGTACCCGATTTTGATCACGATCCCAAACAGTTTATTCGATTGGATGAGATAAAAACAATCCTGCGAGACCATGATGTAAGCAAGGTTGAGGATTGGAATTGTTTGTTATGCTTGCCGAAAGTACACCATGACTAATCAATATAACCTCGTCTTTGACATCGGCGCTCTTGATGGCGAATATACCGACAAATATATCGCAATGGGCGCGCGCGTGATTGCTGTCGAACCTCAGATCGGGCGCGCAACCAATTTGATGACGAAATACGCAATAGATGAACGCGTTACTGTTCTGTGCAAAGCCGTGAGTGATTTCGAGGGTATCGGCAAGATTTATTTATCCTCCGTGCCCTGGTTGGCGACCATGAATCCTGAGAAATGGAAACAAGGCAGATTTTCAGGTTATGAATGGAATAACGAGCAAAAGGTAATCGTCACAACCTTGGATAAACTAATTGATGAATACGGAATGCCGGACTTCATCAAGATTGACGTTGAGGGTTGCGAGTTGCAAGTATTGAATGGACTGACGAAGCCAGTCAAGGAATTGTGCTTTGAATTCACATTGGAATTTATTGACGATGCTCGATTGTGTATGAAAAAACTATCTGAAATTGGCAATTATATTTTCACGTATTCGCTTTACAAAGAAGGAATTCAAAGAAGTTTTCATTCTCTTGTTGGATTATATGAATTATTAAAATTATCAGATGATCCTCTAATTTGGGGCGATATCTATGCGAGGTTGAAAGGATAAATATGACATGCATTGTTGGAATTGAACACGACGGTAAAGTTTACATGGGCGGCGATTCGGCTGGCGCTTCTGGTTGGGATATCAAAAATATTTCATGCAAAAAGGTATTCGTCAAAGATCATCTGATTATCGGTTACACATGGAGCTGGCGCATGGGGCAAATAATTGAATTTGCGGAAGATATTCCATGCTTGACTGATGAATTTAAGAAAGATGGATATGCGTATCTTGTGAAATCATTTGTCCCTTATATCCGTAAGTTATTCAAGGATGAAGGATTTTCAACAATCAAAGATAATTTCGAGACTGGCGGTAATTTTCTTGTTGGGATAAATGGCAAACTTTATGAAATCCAACAAGACTTTTCCGTTTTACGTTCAACTGATGGATTTGCCGCGGTTGGTTGTGGAGCAAATTATGCGTTGGGGGCGATGGGAATATTAAAAGATCAATTCAATCATGGCAGCCTTAAATTCTGAGCCGAATCAATGATTTATATGTCGCTAGAAATATCAGAGCATTTTTGCAATGGCGTAAGATCGCCATTCATCACATTGAGTTTATAGGATTCATTATGGGTAACATTCGTCTTGGTTGTCCTGATAAATTAGTGCTTCAATTGCGCGATGCATTCAATCTGGCCACTTTCATAGAAACCGGCACGTACAAAGCCGGTACAACGATTTGGGCGGCGCAAAACTTCAAGAAGGTTTATTCTGTCGAGGGATTTAAAGAATACTATGATAAAGCCATCTCAAAATGTGCCGAGTATAAAAACGTTACTCTCCATTTCGGTGATAGCCGCGATGAGCTTCCGAAAATACTGAAGAAAGTCAAAAGCCCCGCCCTGATATGGCTAGATGCTCACTGGTTGGGCAATGTAGAAGAATCAGCCGGTACATGGGGAGAATGTCCCATTATTGAAGAATTAAACGCTCTAGAACGTTCTGGTGCGATGCATTTTATATTAATTGACGATGAGCATTGTTTCAAGCATGAATTACCAGGAATGGCAGTCAAAGAAAACTGGCCGGATATGAATTGGATGACAGCACGCCTTAAGGGTATGGGCTATTATGTAACCAGTCATGAAGATGTTATCATCGCCGTTCCTAAAAGTGCGCGCAATTTAGTGACGAGATATAAGAGCAATTCGGGGATAAATATCTTGGTTCCAACCAGCAATGAGTACGCCCATTGCATTACCCCGTTTTCTTATTTATTCAATAAATACTGGTCAGATAAGCAGCCAGTGACAGTAATTCGTTACGATGTTCGCCCCCCGAAAGTTGCGGACAATTTCTATAAGCCCTCTCTTGGAAATCAAGCGGATTATACCTGGTCGTCTGGCATAGCGGCTTTCCTGAAAGATTACGACTCGGATTTATTTATCCTCATGCTTGAGGATTATTTTATTCATCAACCGGTAGACATCGAAGCCATAAAGCAATTATGGGATTTTATGATTGAACATCCCGAAATCGTGAAGATCGATTTGAGTGACGACCGGCTGAAATATCCACACGAGGAATTTTTGATAAAGACTATAAAGAGCGCCGATGACGCGCCCTGGCAGACATCCTTACAGGCAGCGATATGGCGGAAAGATTATTTCCTTCGCTTTTTGGACCCGACCGAGAATGCCTGGCAATTCGAGAAAGAGGGCACAAAGCGCGTGATCAATGCGCGAGAAGCCGGGGAATTTGAAGGTATAATTCTTGGTACAAATGACCCGCCGATAAAATATATTAATGCGATTGGTGGACATGGCACTAAACCGGGTGAATACGATTATCATAAAATTCCTCGATGGATGGCTGAGGAATTGCAAGAAAAGAGGTTGATATGACCGCTTATGGTTCGGTAGACGAATTGAAGGCAAGAACACAAATATCATCCACGGATGCAAGCCGGGATACTGTCCTTACAAGCATGTTAGATGCAGCGAAGGAATTGATCGATAATCTTCTCAATCATCCCGATGGTTTTACTGCCTTGACCGTTGCCGTGGCACGCTATTTCCCCGGAAGCGGCAAGCCTTACCAGTGGATTGACGAATGCGTGGAAATATCCTCTGTAGCAGTCAAGGATAGCGCAACGGATACCTCATATACAGCCTGGACAACCCCCACAACGAATTTAGCTGGGGATGGTGATTGGATTGCCTTCACCGGTCATCCAGATTACCCTAAATTCAATGTGTTGCCCTATTGCGGTATCATGGTTGACGCGAATGGAAGTTATTCGGTATTCACGACCGGAATGTTTACCACTCGCGGCGGGTTTAGACCGTCTTCGGATGTTGGCAGAAATACTCCGACCGTGAAGGTGACGGCTAAATGGGGATATTCAGTGACCGCCCCGACATTGATAAAAGAAGCCAACATTGCCCAGGCTTCGAGATGGTATAAGAAAGCTCAATCCGCATGGGCGGATACTCTTGCAAATGTTGAAATGGGGGAATTGATGTTCTCGAAAAAGCTCGATCCCGATATTGAGACGATGTTACTGGAATCGAGATACTATAAACCGGCGATTATAATGTAATTCGCTTGACACCGAATGCCGTTGTGGTAAAATATATTTGCTACCGGAACGGCATTTTTTATTTGCCAACAAAGACCCACAATTCTGAGATGTCGTTTTGGTAGCACATATATGGCAAACAGGATTGTGGGTTTTTGTTTAGAAATGAGGAAAATAAATGGAGAATATGATTTTCAAACCAGCCAACCATTACATCACAGAAGAACAGGCACAAATATATGGTGAACGGTTGGTGGAGTTACAAGATGAAAACAACGGGAATATTGATGTTGATATTGTGGTGAACGATGCGCAATACACAACCAGTCCGCTTCACGATTACTTTACCTGGGCCAATGATGCCGACGCCGTAAAATGGCGCCTGCAACAAGCTAGAGCGATGATTGGCAGCATTAATATAATCATCAAGGTAGACGACCACGAGCAAGAAGTACGGGCGTTTCAGCACCTATCATTCAAGATATCAGAGAAGGAAACAAAAACCGGTTACACCACCACCGTGAGAGCGTTGAGCGAACCTGAATTGCGATTGCAGATGATCGATAAGGCGCTGGCAGAATTGAATAGCTGGCGGAAGCGGTACAGACAGTACAAAGAGTTGGGCGACGTGTTTGCGGCAATCGAGCGCACCGAGGAACAACTAAAACTGGCTGTATCGGCTTAATCATGGCAGGCATGGATTGGCTAGTTATGGCAGTTGTGGCAAGGCGCGTTTGGGCGCGGCGCGTCAGGTCATGGCGAGGACTGGCACGGCAAGTTAGGTATGGTGTGTTACGGTATGATATTGTGCGGTAAGGAAATAAATTATAGCCATACACAAAGTGAAAACCAAAATGTCGGTGCGAGCCAGGAAAGTAATGAAACCCACACACAAAATGCGTAAGGAAGGAATATTATGTCTGAAAAATTGATAGTAAAAACAGATATCACTGATTGGCAAGAGGAGGCATTGCAGAGCGAATTCTTGCCAGAGAACGAGGAGGCGATTTACAAAGCCCTCGATAATGGAATATCAAGCGCAAAAATAACCCGTGCTGTTATTGTCGCCAGGGAAAAACAAATAGCCCCAACCGATATCATCAGATCAAATAAATTGCTTTTACATGCTGGTGGGGTTTTGGATATCATACGGATTGCCCATAAACGGAAACTGGAAGTCGAAACAGAGAGCGGCAAATCCTATGATGTACCCGCTTATGTGGGATCGGTTGCGGATAAAGATGATGAGAAGGAAACGGATAATTCTTTCGTCAATTCTGATAGCGCGGAAGGAATGCGGCGGGCAATCGATTACATGGAGAAAATCATCCCCGGTTATATATGGGGCAGGTTGCTTATAATCCACAATTTCGGAGGCGATGTCAGAAACGAGGCTGATAAGTTAAAACAGAATATCGATGAAATGATTAATAGAATATTAGAATAGCCACGCTCGATGTGAAACCCAAATCGTTGATGCGAGCCAGATCACCCGTGAAACCCAAGGACGCTATGCGAGCCATCCAACACGTGAAACCCAGCCGCCGTGTGCGAGCCACCAAGAAAGTGAAACCCATTTCGGGTATGCGATAGAAAGGATAACCCAATGAGAAAGAACGGAAACGGAAGTGCAGATGCAAGACCAGACCCCAAACCACGAAAGCGACCTGCTTTGTGGCAGGCTTATTTAGCCTGGAATGAATTAGTCGAAATGCGCAAGAAACATCTATTGCGTATATCGTCAATGGAGGCAGGAAAATCTAATTTAGACCTCCAATTTGAGAAGGATTTTATCGAAGTCACCAGGATTGATTACTTAATTAATGCCTATAAAAAAGCAATGGTTATGCAAGGCGAACAATTGGATAAGACCTGGGAGTGGATCACATCCATCCGCGGGCTGAAAGAAGGATCACTAGCCGCCCAACTACTCGCACAGATAGATGATATCGGCAAGTTTGATACTGTATCCAAGTTGTGGTCGTTTAGCGGGTACTCAGTGAAGGATGGTCATAGAATATATTCGATACCGGGCGAGAAATGCCCGTTCAACAAGCGCCTGAAATCTATCGTGTACCTGATAGGCGACCAATTCATCAAGCAACAAACGCCGATATACGTGGATATGTACTACAAGTTCAAGGCGGAATATCGCAAAGCGCACCCGGAAAAGATCGTAACAGATGGGCATACCAAGTACAACGATGGACACCTTCATGCAATGGCGATGCGCAAGATGGAAAAGATATTCTTGCAGCATGTTTGGGTGATATGGCGCGAGAGCGAAGGACTGCCGGTAACATTGCCTTATGCCCAGGCTATATTAGGACACGAGCATTATATAAAGCCAGTTTACGACCCATTATGTAAAAATCAGTCAAACCAGGCGTGAAACCCAATATCAACGTGCGAGCCAAGATTGCTGTGAAACCCAAAAAAACCGCGCGATTCGACACTCCCGTGAATCCCATCGTCGAAATACGATTAATACCCTATGATATAATAAAGCCAACTTAACCAGCCCGCCGAAAGGCGCGCTAAACCGGCAATAGCCGCTTATGCCAGCTATCGAAAGATAGTTGGCTTTTTTGTTAATGTGACCATGCCAACTAAAGCAGAGATACGACTCGAAGTAAAAGGGCTGAAAGAGGCCCAAAAAAATATGGAGCAAGCAATCCGCGATTTACATGGTGGAGAAATGTTAACCGCCATGAAAGATTGCACCATGAAAGTTCAACGCGAGGCGAAACTTAATTTGGTTGCCTGGAAAAGCCCGGAGGTTGGCGGTGTGGATACCGGCGTTACCAGGGCTAGTATCATGCCTGAGGTTAGATTGTCGGGCGATGTAGTCGAGGGCGTAGTAGGCAGTAAAAAGATGTCGGCGCTTATTCAGGAAGTTGGGTCAAAGCCTCACTGGCCTCCCGTCAAAGTCATTGAATTGTGGGCGCGTAGGCATGGCGCAAATGCCTATTTGGTCGGTAGAGCCATTGCAAAACGCGGTAATAAACCCCGCAAGTTCTTGAGTAAAGCATTCAATGACAGTAAAGATTATATTTTCAGGCGCTTCGAAAAAGCGGCTAATGACATAGCGAGGAAAGCTAATGGCTAAAATCACTCTTGCGCAAATGTGTAACGCAATTGAGACCACTCTTGCCGCCGCGACTTTGGCAATGCGGACACAATCCTACGACGGACTCACGGAGGGCATGAATGACGTACCAACATTACAGGTTTACCCGGACGGCGGCAATCAAGATGCGCAATATGCCACAGATCGCACCACATTCAAAGCCGGTACGCGTCAAACATCGATAACGATATTCGCAGATTACTACGCCCGTCAAAGATCACAATTAGGCGAAGACATGAAGGCGTTGGTAGATGGAATAGATGCGATAACTGATGTATTTGAAGCTCAGGATACTACCCCATATTTCGGGCTTACCGGAATAAAAAACTTTCATTGGTCATGGCAGCGAGTAGCATTTACTTATGCCGACGAAACTATTAAATATATGGGCGCAAGATTTACGATTGTTTTGAGGGTGTACTGATGACTTATTATCGCTCACTCAGAGATTTGAATGCTGGCAATAACAATATCATTACCGAGGGCATTGTCTTCAAAGAAAGCAGGCTATCCCCTAAAGCGGTAACGATATTGGCTGAAATGAACAAGATCGCAACAGTATCTTTTCCTCCCCTCGATGTAATACCGGGATGGAAAATAAGGGCGGCAAAAGTAAAAAATTTATCAACCGAGGAATTCCTTGATGCGCCAAATGATGAACTGGCAGTCAAGATGAAATCAAAACCCGACACAATAGAAAGCTGGAAAGCTGAAATATTGCGTTGGATGGCAACCCCTCCCAAAGAAGGGTGAGGGTGTAAGCACTAATCTTCTGTCAGGAGATAAAAAATGCCACAAACTACTACTGATATCACTGCCTGCGATGTAAGTATATGGCTGGATAATGCCGCCGGGACGTTGAAAGATATCTCTGGATCGACAAATACAGCCGATCTTGCATTTTCAAAGGTGATCGGCGAACTTCGTACATTTCAAACCCGCTGGGCGCGGCGTCAGGAATGCGGCAAGGATTGCGTATGGACACTGACAATCGTCTATTCAACCGCCAGTGACGAGGCTATGGATATTCTCAAAACGTGGTTCTTCCAGTCCGCTCCGGATTTGCGAACCTGCACCGTTTACGCCCCGGACAAGAACATCGGTTCCGATATGTACTCGGGCGAATTCCGATTGCAGGATTTGAAGATCCCACTCAGCTCCGGCAATGCCGATCCTGTCACCGTAACCGCGACCCTTGTTCCTTCCGGCGAAGTAACCTTAGCAACGGCGGCAACCTAACATGGCTAAAATAGAAAATGAGAAATTAGGTCTCTCTTTCACCTTACCAGACAAGCCAACAGTCTATCAAATTCTTATATTTGATAGCAAACTCAGCGAATCTATTCGGCAACCGCAATTCTTGAAACTTTGGGAAACCGCGAAGACTGTCATATCTGATTGGCAATGCGAGGCACTTCCTGATTACAAGGTCGCGCTGGATACCATCAACGGCGAAGACGATGACATGAATAAGATCGCCCGCATTGTCGAATACGTTGGCGCACATACAATCGCATGGCGGAACGAGCTTGACCTGGTAGCAAAAAACTAATTCGGGAGGCGGTATTAGCTGCTAAAGGCAAAGGCGACCTGCCTCCCAAATTAGCCTATTTCTATCGTTGCCAGAGGTGGAATATGCCACCAGTCATAGGCGGAATGAACGATCAAAACTATCGAGATACGATTGAGGCTGAATTCCTTGACCGTGTCTATTCTGGTGTGTTGCATTGGCGCAAAGATAAGAAAAAAAGAGAAAGCGATATAAAGTTGGTCGAATGGCTTGTCAAACAAGGATTAATGGGTAAATAATGGCTAACCTGATTGAGATCCTCCTGAAATCGAATAGCGGTCAAGTGACGACCGAATTGGGGAAGGTAGACAAGGCGCTTGACAAGACTGGGAAGCAAGCCAAAACGTCCGGGGGAATGTTCGATGGATTAGGTTCGAGCATCGTCAATATGGCAGCCAGCTATTTGACGTTACGTGCCGCGGCGGAAGTGATGAGTTTTGTCATAGATTCCGCTGCTGAAGCCGAAGCTGTTCAAGCGCAACTAAATGCAGTTTTACAGTCAACGGATCAAGCGGCAGGGATGACTGCCGACGCGCTTAATGATTTAGCCGATGAATTATCTAAATTAACAGGCGTAGATGATGAATTAATTCTGAAACAAGAAGCGGTAATGCTTACCTTTACCAAGATAAGCAAAGACATATTTCCTAAAGCCATTGAAGCTGCCTTGAATATGTCCGCGGCTCTTGGTCAGGATTTACAATCATCTGTAATCCAACTTGGAAAAGCTTTAAACGATCCGATTAGCGGCGTTACAGCTTTGAGGCGCGTCGGTGTAATGCTCACGGAGGAACAAGAAAACCAAATTAAAGCATTCGTAGAGCAGAATGATTTATTGAGTGCTCAAAAAATGGTACTTGGTGAATTGGCAACTGAATTTGGCGGCGCGGCCGAAGCAATGGGTAGTACTTTTACTGGGTCACTAAATAAGGCAAAGATATCTGTTGGAAATTTAGCAGAAGCCATTGGCGGAGAGCTAATACCAGCCTTAGAAGATTTATTCAATTTTAAATTCATTCCGTTCATAGACGAATTAACAGACAATATCAAAACTTGGGGTGCATTTAAGGATGCTATCGAAGCCGGAATTATCACTGAGGAAATGGCGCTAGAGATCACTTACGGCATGATAGACGGAATAGAAACCAATGCCGAAAAAATGGAATGGCTGACAATTGTCGAGGAAATATATGCAAATAAAGTGGCAAGTTCGTCTGATGTTGGAACCTCCCGCAGAATGATGCTTGACGATACGACAGAATCGATGGAGGCGCTCGAAGATCAAGAGGCTAAACTTGCCGAACAAGAGCAAATTCTCAAAGAGACAATGGATGAGCTATCCACCGTCATGTCCGGTCGTCTTGGCGCGGAAATGGATAACTACGCGGATAAACTCGTAAATATTGACGACAAACTCAAAGATACCCAAGAGACTATCGATGAACACATTGAAAAGATTGGCGAACTAAACGATGAACTTCGCGGCGAAGATGACAAGGATGCGAGAAAACGCATTAAAGAGCAAATAGAGGATGAAAAAGAAAAAGTCGCTGAATTACGCGGCGAGTATTCCGAATTAGAAGATTCCATTAAAGATGTTGCAGAAGAGCATGCAATTGCCACCCGCAAGATCATATTCGATATCCTTCAACAACAATTGGCGATGGATGGTCTCACTCAAGCGGAGGCAGACGCGCTTGTATCCGTGGCCGGCAAATGGGGCTTGATCGACCAGGAAACGCAGGACGCCTGGAATGCTATTGCCGATTATATAAAGAGCCTTGAAGGAACGAGCGTCACCGCCGAAGGCGTTGAGGATGCAATCAATAATATCAATGGTGGGGAGCCAATGGTAGAATTCAAAACACAAGTCGATGAAGCGGAATCTGCACTAGGCGATGCAGAAACCGCAGGCTTGAATATGGGCGATGAAATGGTGAAAGCCGGGGATAAATCGGAAAAATCCATCGAAGGCGTAATCAATAAAGTAGATACGCTTCAGGAAAAGCTAGATAGATTATCCAGCGGCACTTATTCAATTAATTTACAAACTACTAAGCCAACCACTACGACTGTTTATGATTTTGATCCATATTACGATTTATTAGGCGCACAAGGTGTTGAGAATTTCGTGGTGCCTCCCGGTTACAGCGAACCCTATAATCCGTTCACGGTTGGACTATCCTCCGGTGAGCAATTGAATGTCACACCCGCGGGCGAAAGTGGGGGAGGCGGCGGTATTTATGTCACGGTCAACGTTCAGCAGGTCGCTAATGATATCGACGTTGAGCGCGCTGCTTATCGGATCGCAAGTGTTATTTATGATAAACAACACGGAGATTAATAGGTATGACTACGATTGATTATGCGATCACGATAACAGACGGTGTAACAACAAAAATCCTGACTACCTCTCCGTTTCAGGTCATTAAATATTTACCCAACCCACCGACTAATATCGATAGTATTTCCGATGATGCTACCGTGACGGAAACAATCGAGATATTAATCACCGATGGTACTACTCTACCGAATAACACTCAAGTG